TCCCACTTCTATCGAACTATATGAAGCTAGTACATCTGCCTGTTGGCAGAACCAGAGATCCCAAGGTGGATCCCGTGGTTTTATCCGCCTGAAATATGGTGCCCCCTCTAACTACAATCCGAAGGAAAAACCTTTGGACTACGTCTACCGCAAATGGCAGGAACGTTGCTACCCTGAACTTCTGTTCATGGTGGAGACCTCTCCCGGTGTGGTGGTTGAAGTAAGAGGCTTGGCTCATCCTTCATGGATCGAGATACTCCACGATGCTTCTATGGAAAGGGTTCCCGTCGAGATGGACGGGACAGTGCGTGTCGCACTCGGTTCACTCGGAACCCCCCTAAACCCTGGCACTAGACCTACTGATCCTCGTCTTCTGGACTTGGACTACAAACACAGTGCCCCGGTACAAACCGATAACAAGATGTGTGAAACTATTAATCAGACCCGCGTCTCCGCGGTCTTGGAGCCTTTAAAGGTTCGTCTTATAACCAAGGGAGAGTCCCTGTCCTATTACTTGTCGAAGTTTTTTCAACGTTCCCTTTGGGGACACTTGCAAAAATATCAACAGTTTAGTTTGACTGGACGCCCCCTGGATCAGACTGATCTTCACGGGATCCTCGAACGCGAGGCTAAATGCGGAATCTCTGACTTACTCAATAAGTGGGTGTCAGGTGACTATAAAGGAGCTACGGATACATTAGATATACGGATGACCCATCTCGTTTTCGAGACGGCTATTTCTAAGTCTAATTTGCCTGCCGATTTGGACGAGGCCCTACGGGGTGTTATTTCCAAGCAGATGATCCACTATCCGGACACATATGTTCAGATGGCGCCAGAAGCGCTGGCTCCGTTCAAGCAAGCCAATGGGCAGCTTATGGGATCGACCCTTTCCTTCCCCATACTTTGTATGGTTAACATCATAGCCTATTGGGCATCGATGGAGGAGCATTTCGACCGCAGTTTTAGACTAGAGGATCTCCCCTGTCTAGTAAACGGCGACGATATACTCTTCCGCTCGAATGACCAACACTATGAGGTCTGGAAGAAGTGGGTGAAGACCGTTGGCTTCACATTGTCTATGGGCAAGAACTATATTCACCCTAGTGTACTAACCGTGAACAGCGAGTTATATAAATATAATAAAACTAAGAAGAGCTTCACCAAGTGTGAATTCCTCAACTGTGGCCTCCTAATGGGGATCCATAAGAAGACGGGACGAGATCAAACGAAGAATCTCCCAATTTGGGATATTTACAACGCGACCGTTCCGAACTCCGTGGACCCTGTGAGGACCCACCTACGTTTCATGCACTATCATAGAGCTGAAATCGAGAGGTTAACAATGGGCTACGACCCCTCTTCTAAGACTGTCAGGCCGGGAAAGTTTAATATTTTTCTTCCCCGTGAGCTAGGCGGACTAGGTTTTATCCCACCAAAGGGACTCGAAATAAGGATCACGCCTAGGCAAATTACCTATGGACACTATTGTATGGAGAAAAGACGCGAAGCCGAGTTCAATAATGAACTCCCTAAAGGGCTCGGTGTTTCTCTCATACCTGACACTATTGAAGCAGGATTAACTGCTCCCACTATGAGACGGACGACTAATTTAATTCTCTGGCCGGCTACAGCACCAGTTGAGAGGGGTATGGAACCCCTTCAGGACTACGCGGTTAAACTCCCGCCTTTAGCTTGCGCTCACTCTGTTAATGATCTAACTCTTAAGATCCAGAGACCGAGCCGCAGGAACGTAACCCAAGCCTTCAAAGGCAAGTGGCAGCGTCTCCATGCTAATTCGAGCCTAAATGCTCGTGTCCTTATGAACTACAACAAGGTGTTCAAGGAGTACAGACGTCCCGTAGGATGTGATCGGTCTTGGCCTGGCATGCCAGGAAACGAGGCCGCTCACGTCGATACAGACGTTGACTCTGAGAGCTCCCTGGAGTAGTCTCGGTGCCCGCCCCGGTTACGGGGGGCGTAATAAATACTGAACACTGGGGTTTGAGTAGTTAAATGACCCAAAACGAGCTAATCTTGTGGTGCTTAGAGCTTAATGGTGTAACGGGAGACCGTTGCATCGCCTAGAGTTTAATCACTCTCAACAAGATTTCGTGCTAAGTGTATAAAATCCTATACTAAATGCCGACAGACTACAAAGGTCAGCCAGTACACATGGTCTACTCAGATGAATAGTCGCTCCCCTGGGGGAGGTCTCATTCCCTGAATTCTCTGTATACCAATTTCCAGAGTCTAACCCCAGAAACCCTTACCATGCCCAAGAAGAAGAGCATGAAGAGCCCAACCCGGAGAGTGGCTACTAATTCTATTTCTCAATCTATCTCTGCTCCTGTTTCCCGCACGCGCAGACAGACCCAACGAGGCCCCCAGTTCGCCCGTTCTGATAAGCTCACTGTTACAAACAGTGTACTTCTCACGACGGTTATTGCGGATGGCAGTCTTACCAACTTCTCCTCGGAGAAGTTTGTAATTCAACCAGGGGACCCAACGGTCTTTCCTTGGCTTAACAAGATAGCTCAAAATTTCGAGTACTATAAAGTCAAGAAGATGTCTGCGCGCTACGAAAATGCCTGTTCTACTACTACATCTGGTCAAGTTCTCCTCTACTGGGACTATGATGTCACGGACCCCGTACCTCTCACATTCGCTCAAGCGTCTGTCATGTCCGGAAACAAACTCTCTGCCCCTTGGGACAGGTTTGTTCTCCCTGCGTCTGTATCTGCTATCCACCAGCAAGAGCCCTCCTACTACGTCGCCACCTCGGCGACCAATAATAGGCTAAATGACTCCTGCTCGTTGATGGTTTGTACTATCCCTTCTCTCGGCTCCGCCCCCCTCGCTTGGGGCAATATCTGGATCGACTTCTCATTTGAATTCAGTCTCCCAGCTTTCGAGACCTCCTTGCCGGAGGCCCCAAACCTGGCTTTGACGATCTATGAGCAGCCTTCCCAGGAACTAACTGTCGGTCTTACCGATGGAGCCCTCATCACTGATCCTGTGCAACCTGTAACACCCATCCTGGATGGACTGTCCTTGGGTCCTATTTCTAGTCAGACGTCTCTGTCTGTCGGAGGCATGGTAATGGTCCCTAGTGGACGTTACCGTGTCAGTACTACACCCAATATACGGGGCACAGCCGGCTCAGCCGGTACCTCCCAGCTCATTGACGCTGCTACTTCTTTCGCTATCTCTGATACCGACAACATTGTGGCGGCGGTCACCACTGCGGCGTCTACTACGTCGCAGGTGGAACCTACTAAGGTGGCTGGTTCTTACCAGTGGATGGCCGATGCATTCGAAAGAGTCATCGATCTCCCTATTGCTAAGTATCTCGCGCCAATCATGGACTACACCGTTCAAGACATCGTAGATGTCGTGATCGAGGAAGCCACGTCCTTCGCGATTGAGTACCTGGGCCCGTCCCTCCTTCTTTCCTCCTCTAAAACTAAGGACGAAGCTGAACGTAAATTCTATTCTAAGTATTTACACACTACACTATATCGCCACGAGCGCCTCCGGCGGTCTCTGCACCCGGAAACAATGAAGAAACTCTTCAGTGTCTCCGACGCAAAGTCCTCCCAGCGCTTGCTGGCTTTAGAAAGGTACGTGCCCGCTCCTGCACGCAGCATTTCCTCCTCTGTTCCTCAAGAGACAGACCACCGCATTTCTGCAGCTTCTAGATCTTCTCCCCTTCCATCTTCTTCATCCTTACATCCACCCACTCTCCACCGTGATTCGCAAGAACCATGGACAGTTATTAGGCAGTGAAGTCTTTCCCTCCTCTCATACACGCACTCGTCACCCACGGTAGGGTTGTTCCGGCAAACGCCAGTTGGAACAATCCCGTAACCCGTGGCCGAGTGGTCTATCAAGAGGGCAAGTCAAAACTTC